AAGCGCATGGGCTTTATCTGAATCCCTTATGATCGCATCTCGCTCATCGCATACGGCTTCGTAAGCCTTTTCCCATACATGCAATCGGCGCAGTTCGTCGGCAGCTTCTCCGCATAGACCCGTGTGGCTGAATTGCACGTCAAGTTCTTCTAGCGCATCAGCCAGCACTAAGGCTTTGGGTTGTGGGTTCATGTGTTCTTCTCCTTTAGCTTGGCTTCGACGGCTTGGGCGAACGCATACAAATCAGCCGATGAGATTTCGTACTGAGGCATTCCGACTTCTTCTTCACAGTCATCAATCTCCTCATCCGTCAGTCCAACCCATTGCTTTAAACCAGCGCCACTTCCGCCTTGGGCATGAAGGACTACTTGTTTAGGTTCTTTGATACGGAAGTTCATGTGTTCTTCTCCTTTAAGGCTTGCTCAATAAGCTCCGCCATATACGCCGTGTCTAGCTCATCACAGAAAGTTGCTGCATACCGACAATAACTAACCTCTTCATCCGTCAGCCCAACCCATTCGCGAGGCGCAGCGTAGAGTTTTGCGCCAACCTCAATCCCGCTTGCATCATCCCAAGCAACACAAGGTCTACCGTTTGGTTCAATCCGGTAAACGTGAGCCACAGAATCATCTTCAGCCATGCCCTGCAACCTGTCAGTCATCTGTCTTTTCTTCATGATGCCCTCAGATTAAAAGGGTTGTTGAAGTTGATCTCGAATACCTCCTCGACCGACCCGTTTTTCATGATCTTCTTCTTCACCTTTGAGTCTGCCGCAAGATAAGAATAAGAGAGCCCCGCTTTCTTGGCCGGCGACGATTGCTTCCAGACCATGCCCCTGATGACTTTGCCATCGAGAATGAGAGGCTCTAACGAGTTCTGGATAGACCGTGGGCTAACTTTTAACTTCTCTGCGAGTTCAATAGTCGTAACTGGCGTTGTTCTTGACTGTAGGTACTTTAGACAAACTTCACCCCTGCTAACTTTTCTCATGCCATATCTCCTGTCATGTCAATTTCTGTTTCTTGCAAGGTCTTAGTTGCCAACTTCAAATCTTGCAAGAGAATCCGTAGTTCTTTGCTGTGGACAATCACATAGTCGTTTTCTTCTGCCAGCTTAAAAAGCAGTTTGTATGCTCTTTCTTTCTCGTTCATAGAACCTCCTTTTGTTGTCTTGACATCATCGCCTTAATCTTAGCGACCTGTTCTAAGCCTTTAGTCTTATCTATCGTCATTTCGAGACGCTGATAGAACGGAGGAGGAGCCTGCCTGCATAGAGCCCTGAATTGCAAAACATTGGGAGGTTTGTCACCAGGCAAGCACTCAACCGCATAAGAGATGGCATGAGGAAGGTTTGCAAAGCCAGATAACTCGTGAGCCCAGTTCTCCATAACCTCCTGCATATTCATGTCTCGATACTGGTCGAGAAAAGCCTTTCCGTAAGTCATGGAAAGTTTCTTGAAGATGGCTTCGATCACTTGCAAGTCCATGATTAGCCCTCCAACAAGTCTTGACGAGGCGTAATGTCCTTCTCTCGCCTGTTTCTGCCAAAGATGATGTCCAAAGACTGCTTGTAATGGTCATCCTTCTTGAGATCGTCTGTAACCCACTCAGCCTTGAATCCCTGCCAGCCTCTAGCGCAGCAAAGCTGCAAAGCCTTCTCAAGCGATATGCCTGCGTTAGAAGCCTCTTTTCTGATCCCTTTTATGGCTGTGTCAGTGATAGGCGATTTCTTAGCCTTCCTGAGAGCCTTGAAGTCAGCCCAAACCGATTCATCAACATCATCAGGACGAAGCGAGCTTGCCGAGCGTGTATTTATAGTTGGTTGTTGGTTATTGGTTATTGGTTGTTGGTTATTGGTTGGTTGCTCGGTCGTTGAACGCTCGTTGAACGGCTGTTGAACGCCCGTTAAACGCTTGTTCATCGCTCGTTTAGCGGCCGATGCTTTTCCAGCCTTAGAAGCAGACTCTAGCTGCTGATGATAGTGTCCTATCTCTCTATCGCATCGCTTGTGATGCCAGCTTCCTTCTTCAAGCGTGAAGAACATATTTAGAAGCCCTGAGATCACCTGCTCTTTATCTCGCCCATTGACTTTCATGGAAAGCTCAAACAACGAGTCTGGCAAAGGTTTTTCTGTGTCGTAGTAAAGCCAGAGCAGCTTCATGTAAATCCCAACCTCTTCGTTGGTCAGGAATGAAGTGTCTTTTATGAAGTCACCGATATGGTGTTGGTAGTAGTGCATAAAAACCCCATCAAGGTTAGTCATCACTGAAAGATGCAAAGGGCAGGTGGGTGATGAGACCACTTTTCCCCCCGTCGGGGTATCCCTTGCCGTACAACTATAGCAGCATTATAGCTCTATTATTTTGCAAACCCATCCCTCTTTTAGCTTGCCCCAGCCATGAACCTCTATCTTCCAGCCTGCTCTCAAGATAGCCGGAAGATGCTCGCACTCGCTTATCTTCTTCACCCTTGCGTTTATGTTGGCCCTGCTCGTTGTCTGCACCAGCAGCGTCTCTTCGTCTCTGAGGCAAAGTATGTCTCCGATACCGAAAAGGTCTTGTCGGATGCGAGCCCAAGGGTTCCAGTGCTCGACTATTTGACATAAATAACCTCGCTCTCTTAGTAAGGCTAAAGACCTCTGAGTAGGACTAACCGACGAACGGCGTGTTTTCTTGGTGTCAGTGGCAGAGATTGTCGTCACGATGACAGTCTTATGGGGTTGATAAGCCTAAGATTACTACATCACAACAAGGAGCCAACATGAAAATCGTACTTACACAAGAGCAGCTAGAAAAAATCCTAAAAGAATACTTTTATGACAACTACAACGTAAAGACTGGAGAAATTACGTTTGACTTAACGAACTATTTAGAAGAATTCTGCGTCATCCATACAAAGGAAGCACCATGAGCGTTGACTACGATGCTTGGCTTGACAGAAAACTTTACGAATACGACCGCGAGAGGGAACAAAATGACTACCAACAACAGTTGGAACAACAGGAATTTGAACTTGACGAAGTACAAGCCGACGAGGAGTGACTGGGCACTATGCGCGCTATTGGGGATTTGCTACGGAACACTGCTCTTCCTGTTCATAAAGTAACGGAGCCAAACATGAAATTCAACGAACTCAGAAAGATCAACGTAACCGAGAAGGTCGAAAAGAAAAACGGCCTTAGTTATCTCTCTTGGGCATGGGCTGTAGATACATTGTTGCAACACGATCCTACGGCTACATGGGAGTACAAGCCTCACCAAATGTGGGGCGACACGGTCATGGTGTTCTGCGAGGTAAAGGCTTTCGGAGTTTCTCGCACTGCCCAACTTCCGGTCATGGACCACAGAAACAAGGCCATATCCAACCCAGATTCCTTCCAGGTCAATACCGCTATGCAGCGATGCTTGGCTAAGGCTATCGCGTTGCATGGTCTCGGTTTATATATTTATGCGGGAGAGGATCTGCCTTCCGAAGAAAAGGTCGATGAGCTTGAGGCCTACAAGGCAAAACTCGAATCGGCAGAGTCATTAGACGCGTTAAAAGCAGAGTTCTCTCCGGCCTACAAAGCCATGAAAGACAAGCCAGAGATCAAAGAACTCGTAGCCGTTTACGAAGCCAAGAAGAAAGCACTTACGGAAGTCAAATGAACCTAGACCGATTTGAAGAAGGCTTGATCGACGACATCCAGACTGACCGCTGCAAGAAGCTCTTGTGGTCGGTCATCAACCTGGCAGTTGAAGATGCGTGCCGCGCTCCGTACAACAAAAAGCCAAGCACCGAGTCAATAACCGCGATGAGGTTTCTAATCGGGAACGGCAAGGAAGCTGATCTCGATTCTTGGCTGATGTGGCTTGACGTAAACGGTCCGGTGTTTAGAAGGAGACTCTTGGAGGCCATGTTCTCGGATCACCACGATAGGTTTCCAGACATGGCAAGAAGGGCTTTCAGAGCAAATTACAACTGGTGGAGGCTCAATGCGACTGATTTTAACGACTGAGAATGACCGTAGGAGAGCTGTAGAGGCTCTACAAGACGCTGAATTGGGTTACATGGTAACTATCTCCAAACCTCCCAGAACAGCGGCTCAGAATCGGTTTTATTGGGCGATTCTAACTGCGTGTTCTGAACAACTCATGAACCAGGAATATACACAGGACATCTGGCACGAGTGGGCTAAGACAAGATTTCTTCCCACAAGGATCGTAGACCTACCTGGCGGCCAGGTGAAGGAGATTGAGCCTTCTACCGCTTCTCTCACGGTCTCTGAGTTCTCTGATCTTGTGGAGCAACTTTTACAGTACGCGTTGGAGAAAGGCTTGATCTGGACGGATGAGATGAAAGACGCTGAACTCGACTTAAGGAAAATCAATGTACATAAACAAAAAGCTGCTTGAGGCTTGCAGGCATATCCCATGCGGGTCTTGTTTTTGCGAAGATGGGACTGTAGTAGCTGCACATAGAAACCAAGGAAAAGGTATGGGCATCAAGGTATCTGATGCTTTAGTAGCATCCCTCTGTTACAGATGCCACACATACTTGGACCAGGGAAAAGATATGTCTCGTGAAGAACGTCGAGACTTCTGGAACCAGGCGTATATCAACACGATGCAGGCAATGATCGAACGAGGATTTCTAAAGGTGCAAAATGCAAAGAACTGAAGATTGGTTTAAGGCAAGATTGGGTCATGTAACCGCTTCTAGGGCTTCTGACGCGATTGCGAAGCAAGGTACGGCTACACGTAGGAACTACGCAATACAACTCGTCACAGAGCGTTTAACGGGCTTGCAGGGCGATTCCTTCACGAACGCTGCTATGCAATGGGGTACAGAGCAAGAACCTATCGCTAGAGTCGCTTATGAGCAGGCTACAGGCTCGATTGTGGAGCAGACAGGCTTTCACAAGCACAAGAGCATAGAATGGCTTGGAGCCTCTCCTGACGGGTTTGTAGGCTCAGGGCTGATCGAGATCAAGTGTCCTAACAGTAACACTCACGTTGATTACTTATTAGCAAAGGAGGTTCCCACTAAGTACAAGTCTCAAATGCTCACTCAAATGCTCGTGACAAAAAGGACATGGTGCGACTTTGTAAGTTTCGACCCAAGACTTCCAGATCACTTGCAGTTATTCATTGTTAGATACGAACCAAAGCCAGAGGAGTTCAAGATCATCGAGCTACAACTCACGAACTTTCTAGCCGAGGTGAACGAAATGGAGAAATCGCTATGCCAAAAGAACTAACCGGAAGTATTAGCAAGAACAAGAAAAAAGAAAAAGACGCTCACCCTGATTACAGAGGAAGCGCGACTATAGGAGGGATTGACTACTGGATTTCAGGCTGGGTCAACGAGGGATCGGATGGAAAGTATTTAGGGTTGAAGTTCCAGCAAAAAGATGGAGAGTCAAGACCGACAAAACAAGACGATGACGATTCCGTTCCATTCTGAGGAAATAGATATGCACCTAAGCAAACATCAAAGCCTGTTGAGGCAGGCATACATCATCAGACCTAAGCTCATAACCGATGATTCTCCTGCGCTTGATAAAGCGATCAAGACCATCGAGAGCGAGAATCCCAGTGCCTTCTGGAAAGAGAAGGACTTTGAAAAGAGGAGGTTCTATCATGCACCACGGCCAGGCACTCCTTACGCGGCTGCTACTCATGCGTGGCCGAAGGAATTACTATGAGCAACTGGAAAGAGTTAATCGAGAATCAGACGAGGACAGAAAAGTTCAGGCCCGTCGAGGAAATCTGGAGGGAACGCGGCTGGATTCCACCGTCAACAGAGTGCCCAGACACAATGGCAAAACATAAGGCTTTTAAGGAGTGGTCGATCCGTGGCATCGTGGATCAACCTTATCAAGCAGGTTAAGTCGTCTGATGTTGAGGAGATAGCGGCAGCGTACGAAAGTGCACTGCCGTTTGTCGTTCAGGACTGGGCAAAGATGATCTTAAAGTTAGCTAAAAGCAAACGACTTCCGATCATCGAGAAGATCGACAAAGTGCACGGGGATAAGATCGGGCAAATGGTGCGAGATGAAGTTACCGCGCAACACCGCGACTCTTCTCGAAAGACCTCATCCCAGCAATCCCAAGCATCCCGCTTAAAATAACCCATAGAGCCTCGGTGTCTAGCATGGGAGGAGGCTTTACATCTTGCGGAACGATTTGTTCTGCTTGCATCCAAGTCCACGCCCATACTAAAAGCGGATAAGCAAGAAACTGATAGAACATCGCACCCGCACCAACCCAACCGATAGCAGGTCTCCAGCCAGCAACAAACATATTCTGGTTGGCAGCTTCGACCTTGTTAACTTCCATCTGACCGAGGTCTATCGCCTGGTCGATACGCTTGGCCTCTAGCTCAAGTTCCATGCGTTCCTTATCGGAAGTGTGTAAGTCTCCGATAACTTTTCCGACGCTATCAACGATGGAAGAGATTCCGAGCAGGTTCATAGCTTGAGCGTCCTGTTAATCCAACCCAACATGAACTTCATCTGGCTTCTGTCACGGGTAACAATGTCTCGATAACGAGCGATCTTTGCCAGCGCGTAATAAGCCACAAATAGCTCAGGATTAGCTTGGTTAAGTGCTGATATGGTCTTAGGGCCGATAACGCCATCTGGGGCCGTTTTGACGCATATCTGGGCAAGTTTGATAGATACGGGTACGCCAGCATTGACAGCAAAGTTAAAGAGGGACGAGGCTACAACGTCATGCGTTAAGTCATCGCCTTTGATCTTGTCCCAGAAGTTCTCTTTATAGAAGTCTCGGACTAACTGTGTCGGAGGTGTTTCCTGGTAGTCAATGTGTTGCCAGCCCTCCCACTTGGGGTGCATCTTGCGAGCAATACCAGCGTAAGTTTGACCGCCTCGGTCTCCCTGGACTTCGTGAAGGACGTAACCTCCTTCGTCCTCCATCATCTTGTCAAACGCTTGTTCAAAGTTAGCCAACGGCTTGCCCCCTAAAGTATGCAGTCCCTTCGATAACCTCGACGAGTTCCGGAGGTAAGAGTAGACCATCTCTAAAACACAAGACAGCAAAGCCTGAGCACCAGGGAACAGGATTGTCCTCAATGTAAGAGAACTGACCGCCATCAGGATCAGCTAACATCCCCGTAGAAATACCGTATCTACGCCCTCGATAGTCGCCCCAACCTTTTACCTCTAAGAGATGGGTATGCCCTGAGACCGTAGAGATGCCTGCTTTTAGGGTGTTGTTGTAACCTGAATGGATGCCTGAATGTTGGAGTCTATGCTTGATCATGCAGATGTCATTGACCATGACCGACCAACTGACAGACCACTCAGGAAGATGGTCTTTGAGGGTTGTGCCTTGAATGCCTTTGAACTCAGGAACAGATCCGGCTAATCTTTTGTCAAACCGTATGTCATGGTTGCCTGTAGTCCGATGCAAGAAAGTGCCTAGACCTTTGCAAGCCTTGACGATCTGATCCATATGCCACTGAACTGCTTCGAGTTCGTCTCGTAAGCTCGTGACTGGCTCCCAATCCATAGGGCCGTACTTGGAGATAGTTCCGCCATCAAGGATGTCGCCGTTAGCAATGATTGCTTTTGGCTTTAGGGTCTTGATGAGTTTTAAGAGAGCGTTAAACCCCGCTGAGGGTTCACCAGGCATGAAGTGAGCGTCAGAGAATACGATCACATAACCTTCGGCCTCTAGCGTTGCTCGCCTACGATTTTCGGGTAAGGTAAAACGAGCGTCCTTTGTGGGTAGGAAAATGTTGTATTTCTTCTCGATTGCCCTTCTTCGCTCGTACACATTGCGAAGAGTAAGACCGATACGGTCTGAAATCTTCGTTGGGCTGCCTAGTTCTTTCCAGACTCTGATGAACTCTTCATCTTCTGCCTTTTTTCTCACGCCAAACTCCGCGCTCTATGCTCTGGATCATCTTGCGCGGAATCACCAAAGACTGAGCAATTGCGTCGTCAGTCAATGACTGACAAATTTTCACGCCCTGCTTGGTATCTCCTAATAAGAATCCTATAGAGACAACAAGCGGAACCTGAAAGTCCTTGGCTTTCTCTGGGCTATCACCCCACCCAAGAGTGTCGTGGCAGGCATCTTCCCAAACTACTTTAACTATCGGAAGATTGTGCTTCATTCTTCTTATCTTTTATGGCATGGAACCATTTCCAGACAAGCCAGCCGGACTGTAACACAATGTAGAGCAAGGTAGCAACTGCCACCCATTCATTCAGAGTCAGACCACCAACAGTCACGGCCGTTGTGATTGCTACAGGAGGAGTGGCTTTTGCAACTTCTACCAGTACGTCTGACTTCTGCTCAGGTGTCATGTCATCTCAATCCAATTAACACTTGGTTCGTCCCATTGATACATTTTACCGTCAGTTGGCATCGCTACGGGGGCCTCCCAAAGACAAGAACCAGCGTTTAGCACCCAACTAGCAAAAGGTTGAGGCGGTATAAAAGCATCTCGCACTGCATCATAGGTGTATCCAATGCCTGCGTAGTTCTTTCTGAATGGTGTACCGTTAGGATGCTGACCGCCTTGGGTGTTGTAGCTTGTACGCTTGCAAGGTTGTCCTCTTATCTCAGCGTAGCGTACCTCCCAGTCAATACCTTCTTCGCCTTCGTCTTTACCGACAATGACTTCGGTAACGATGTTGTTTGCGTCTAAAAAAGCGTAGTGAGCCATTATGCCTCCAGCCGTAATCCAGTTAAATCAACTTCTTCCCCAATCATGCCAACTGGGAAGGTGTTAAAGGATAGAGAAATCCTAGTTTCTTCGCCTTGCACTTGCGGAACCATATGTTGCGCTGACGAAGGAAACAGAATTAGCTTGCCTGTTGTAGCCTCAAACCACCAAGACTCAGAGTTGTACTGGTTCCACTCTAGCGGAGGGAATTTGATCTGTTGATACCCGTCACGGTAGAAGTAAATCCTGTCATCAGGATTGGTCTGAACATAGAACACACCTGAAACGTAACTGTTAGGGTGTGCATGTTTGTGATGGAATTGCCCTGGTTCCGAGTAGTTGCACCAGCTTTGCGTGACTCTCAGACTGACATCGTGCTTTGGGTTAGCAGTGGCTTTGAAGTATTCCGATACACAGTCCTCAATCCAAGAGCGTAGACCCGTCATAACCGGATCACGCAATACAAAGTTATTGGTTGAGGTTGCATTACCCATGTTAGGACGGGTAGGTAGTTCACGAACGAAGAATAGTTCCTCGTCAGTAAGTTCCCTCCCTAACTCAAAGAATCCTACGGGTGTGGGGAATAAATGGTGTATGTTCATTATGCAAACTGTATGTTGCCAGTACCGGCCGTAAACGATGTGATCTTGTACCCACCTGATGTGCTTGTACTGTAAGTAAGACCACCGCCTGGATTGGAAATAGAGTAAGCGTCTGAGTATTTCAGGATGACAATGCCTGAACCTCCGTTAGACCCTGGAGCAATGCTGACAAATTCACTACCTCCTCCACCACCACCGCCTAAATTTGCAGTTCCTGCTACTCCACCAGCACCGCCACCGCCAGTACCTCCAGAGCCAACAGTTCTTGGGCCAGAACTTGGTGTTCTCCCGTCAATCCCTCCTCCACCACCACCGCCATAAGTAACAGATGTTCCAGTGATAGAAGATGCCGTTCCGTTCCCTCCATTGCCGCCTGCACTTGCTGCGCCATTTGAACCAACTGCACCAGCACCGCCACCACCGCCAGCAGCACGATCTTGATATGTTCCAGTTGGATAATTGTTGCCACCCGCATTACCTTGACTAGGGCTAACGGAAGGTGTGTTTCCTGCGCCGCCAGATGCTGACGCACCGCCATAAGCGTTAGCACCGCCACCCGATCCACCAGCGACACCACTTCCAGGTGTACCAGGATAACCACCACCTCCTCCACCGCCTCCAGCAGATGTAATGGTGCTAAATACAGAGTTGCTACCAGAACCGCCGGAAACAACACCTGAAGATGTTGTTTGTCCGTTACCACCACCACCTACAGTCACAGTTAAATTAGTAGCAAGTGAAACAGCAGGATCAGTTCCCGTTCTATAACCACCGGCGCCACCGCCTCCTCCACCGCTATTATCTGCCCTGCCGCCACCACCCCCGCCAGCAACAACAAGGTACTCAACAGCGATAGACGAAACAACAATAGGCCATGTGCCTTGTTTCTTCGCTAACTGCGCCTCTGTCATTGACCAGACACCCTTGGCTGAACTTGTACTTGGGATGTTTGCGGGGCCGATTATCCCGCCGTTACCTCTAGGCATGGCGACTCCTAGCTAATATCTTCGTAAGAGCAAACAACCTTCAAGTCGCTAGACGTTCCAGCCGTAGCACCTAATGAGCGATCTTCCTCTAGGTAGATGTAAGCGTCTTTATCAATCACTACCAAAGTAGAGTCAGCAGGAACTACAACCGTAGACGCTATCTGTGTGGCCGTACCACCTAGCGCAGCAGCAGAGTAGTAATTGATCGTGATCTCTGCGTTGCTAGTTCCGTCTACGTTAGAGACATACAGCGAGTTGATCTTCAAGACCTTGCCGGAACTTGCAGCGTTACTAAGGATCGAAGTCGCAGAGGTGGAAGATAAGTCAACCGTAACGGTTTTGCCGTTTATGGTTGTCGGTGAGAGTAGGTTTGGAGCTACCATGTTTGTTCCTATCCGAAAATCATTGCTGCTGTCACAGGACTAAAGCCACCGCCGCCGGATGCGGTAGACCAAGACAAACCACCAGAACCGTTACTGGTTAAAACTTGCCCGTTTGATCCGTACCCTGTAGGGAATGTGTAGGTGTTTGTCGAAGTAGACTGAGAAGAATTAGCCTTCAACCTAAGAACCTTGATGCCTGACACGTTGGCAGAGTAAAGCTCAAGATAAGGATCATTTCCTGTTCCCTGCTGAATGGAGACAGAATCGCCAAAGATTGCCGCACCAGCATCAGAAAGGCTTGCGTAGGTATTACCCTGGATTAGCTTACCTGTCGTTCCATCGAACCTTGCGAATGCGTTGTCAGCCGCAGAAGCAGGGCCAACAACATCGCCAGTACCACCTGATGCCGACAAGGTACCAGCAGAGTAAGTAAGACCAGAACCTACTGTGACATTGCTAAACCCGCCTGTGCCATTACTCCCCAATAACTGAGAAGATGTTCCGCTTGTTGCAGGAGCGTAATCAGTGCTTGATACGGCTGCCGCTATAACACCTGACGAGGCTTTTAGTAGTCCCGTGGTTGTTGCAGCCTTTATTAGCTTTCCTGTGGTGCTATTAAAAAGCGCAATCTGATTATCGGTTGATGAAGATGGGCCTACAACATCGCCAGAACCGGATGCCGTAGAAGCAATCGTAATACTTCCATTGCCGTTCGTGATAGTGATGTTAGAACCAGCAGTCAGAGTTGATTTACTCAGCAAGCCTGTTGATGTATTACCAATCATCAACTGACCGTCGGTGAACGAAGATTGACCAGTACCGCCATTAGCAACCGGAAGGGTTCCAGTTACCCCTGTCGATAAAGGCAAGCCCGTTGCATTGGTTAGCGTACCGGAAGAAGGTGTCCCTAACGCTCCCCCTGGTGCAACATAATCAGTACCAGCAGCAGCATTAGCAAACCCACCAGCATTGTTACCCTTTAAGATCGCTGTTCCGGTTGTCGCAGGTGCGTAGTCAATACCAGAAGAAGCAGTCGAAAAGGCTCCAGCACCATCACCCTTAAGAATCCCTGTCCCTGATGTTGCGGGAGCGTAGTCTGTTCCTGATGTGGCTGCGTAAATAACACCGCTTACAGCCTTTAATACGCCCGTTGTAGACGCTGCCTTTACTAACTTCCCTGTAGTCCCGTCAAACAGTACGATTTGATTGGCTGTCGCAGAAGCTGGGCCTACAACGTCACCCGTTCCAGCGGGAGACGCCCAGGTAAGCGCAGTACCATTCCAACTTAAGTAAGTACCTGAACTTGTCGGAGCGGTAACAAACCCAGTTGCACCAGAACCCGTTTGTACGGCAATTCGGTTAGCAGCACCACCTGCAAGATTAGTCGCTGTCGTTGCGCTTGTTGCGCTTGTTGCGCTTGCAGCAGCACCCGTAATATCAATACCCCATGTCCCGCTAGCACCAGAACCCGTCAAAGAAGGTACACCGAGGTTTGTACGGGCATCTGCCGCAGAAGATGCGCCTGTACCACCATCTGCTACAGCAAGGTCTGTAATGCCTGTTATTGATCCACCAGAGATAGAGACTGAATTTGCTGCTTGCGTAGCAATAGAACCTAGTCCTAAGTTAGTCCTCGCTGTAGAGGCAGAGGCTAAGTCAGAGAGGTTGTTCGACCGATAAGCGTACGTCGTGTCTTGACCTGTCGCTGTAACACCTAAGTTCGTCCTAGCGTCGGCAGCAGAAGATGCGCCAGTTCCACCGTCAGCAACCGCAAGATCGGTAATCCCTGTGATCGACCCGCCTGTAATAGAAACGCTCGATGCCGCTTGCGTTGCAATCGTTCCTAAGCCGAGGTTTGTACGGGCAGAGGATGCGGAAGCTAAATCAGAAAGATTGTTAGCCCTGAATGCGTAGGTTGTATCTTGTCCGGTCTCGGTAATCCCAAGGTTTGTGCGAGCGTCTGCTGCTGTTGCTGCTCCTGTACCACCTCGTGCTACAGATAAGGTTCCTGTAGTACCCGCAACAATCGGAAGTCCTGTTGCATTTGTAAGCGTTGCCGCTGAAGGTGTACCAAGGTCTGGTGTTGTTAAAGCCGGAGAAGTCGCTCGTACTACATTGCCCGTTCCTGTGATTGCAGAAAACGATAAGTTACCTGAACCGTCTGTCGCTAAAACTGTGTTCGCTGATCCATCCGCAGAGGGAAGCACAAACGTGAGATTAGACGCAAGCGAGGCAGCAGACCTAAGTTCTGTGTAGCTTGTACCGTTGTCTGCATCTTCACCAAGCCTTACGCGACCTGCGTTAGCCGTTACCCCTGAGACCGTGAGAACGTCATTGGTCGTAAAGGTGTCGCCATCCAATCCGGCCTGCTGATTCTTGAGCTGTGACATAAGCTCACGAATCGCGTTATTGATGTTACTGGGAGCGCAGCCCTCGGCAATGTCAATGCCGTCAATATCGGTGTTGTTGCCTGGAGTTGAGGAGAACTCGGAAATCTTTGTTTTTGCCATGATTACTCCATCAACTCTTTTTGCTGCTGTGTCTGGTAAAGCATATTCAGCAACCCTCTGTACGGTAAGTTAGGAGCAGCAGCTTGCGCCCCTAGCAATCCACGTTGTAATTGTCCCACGCCATAAGCAGTTTCGCCAACAATTCTTGGTGAAGAAGCGAGCATTGTTCCAGCCGCTAATGGAATACCTCCGGCCATAAAACCCATGCCGCCAGTAATCGGAGCGGTAGCCCTTTGAATACCACGAGGCGTTAAATCGGACATGGCTTGACCAGCTAGCGCAGGCATAAGCTGCCTTCCACCTTGCCTTTCGAGTTCTCTGGCTAAACGCAAACGCTCGCCATAATTGGTGTTTACGTTATTACGCATCAGGCTTTGCAGTTTACGAATTGCGGTATCAGCCGATGCCTTTTGCCCAAGGCTCAAAGCCCTTTCTATCTCACGAACTAGGTCGCTCTGATCGGTGTAAGCCTTCATCACCTTGGCATACGTTGGGGCTTGCTTAGTAATCTCGTTTTTAATCGAGTTGTAGACCTCGCCAACAGCCAATCGAGCGGTCTTTGACTCAATAGGAATTCCCTCTAAAACATCACCAACTTTTTGCTTAAGAGCGTCTAAGCCCTCTGGCGTATGGTATTCAGCAGGGTCTAAAGCCTTCCACTCCTCAATATACGTCTTTGCCGTAGAAAGCCTTTCGGCAGCGTCTTTGTTTTTAACCTGGCCTTTATAAGTTACCTTGTTGATCGCGTTGTTGATCGCGTTATCAATGCCTGCAAAGTCAAGAACCGTTTTGTCGTTCTTGATGTCAACCATGCCAGAGCGGTATTCGTTTTGTTTAGCTAACTGGATGTCAGAAAGATTTTGTTTTGCAGCGTCAAGAACCTCCATCGCACCAACTTTGCCGCGAAGATTCTCTGTAAATGACTTGGCTTGTTGCCCACCGGCTCTTCCGGCCTCAAATGCTTGCTGGATAGCCTCGCCGCCAACACCCGTTGTAGACCCAAGTACGGCTTTTGCGCCTTTTCCTGCCGCCTGTGCGGTAGCCGATGCGGCTTTGGCGGTCATAACCAAAGGATCAGTTGCGTAGGCGGCCTTTGACAAAGCAGACGCAACACCTCCGGTCTTTGGCGCGACCATTGCACCGCCAGTTAGAACCGTGGATATATCAGCAAGAACTCCAGCTGGATCGGTAGCAATGGCTTTTTTTGCACCCTCTACGCTGCCATAGCGGTCTACATAAAACTGCCCAACTCTGTTTGCAAGCTCTCGTGAGGCTTTGTCCTCACCGATAGCTTGAACCATGCTTTCTGGAAGGATGTTTTGCAATACACCAGCGCCAAGATCTAAGACGGTTTTTGCGGTTTGTATCGGACTTGTTATCGCCTCAACAACACCACCGATAACACCGGCGACAGATCTTGGAAGGTTAGTGATCGCTTGTTGAGCGACCTGTCCAGCAGTTAAAGGCTTTTCTTCTGGAGGCTTTCCACCTATTTGTTCGTCCTTATCCCACCAGTTAGCCATGACTAACCACCTTTCTTGCGTGTATTGCCTTGAGGGTCTATGTAAATAGAACCGACCGGAAGCCTATCGTAATCAGCCTTGCTGTTTACTCTTATAGGAGCCTGTTCGTTGCCTACTGGTTGCGTTAACGCTGGCTTAAGGGCATCAATAGCTGACTTGCTATAGCCCTGAGCGGTAGCAGCATTAGACATCTTGTCAAAAGCATTGCGAGCAACTTCTGCTTGCCTATTAAGGTTTGCCTTGATTTGAGTTGGCGACATACCAGGCGTAACCATTGCAGACTCAAACGCTTGCGCCTCTGTCCTTGTGAGCGCAGAACCAAACAATTGATTTCTAATCTGGTTCGCAAAAAGATCGTACTGCTGCCACCACTGACCAAAGTCCTTTTTAGCAGGGTCATCAGAGCGAAGAGCAATCATTACCGATGCCCTTCCTAGCGCATCAATCTTGTAACCGCCGTAATCGTCTTTGAAGGTATTGGCAAGGCTTGTTAGGTTTGCAGCATTTTCTGACTTAGAAGCCAGGTCGTTAAGAACCGGACCTGGAAGCGGTTTTCCGTCTTTAGCCTGTTCTGCTTTTGCCTTTGCTTCATCTATCCTGAGTTGTAAAAGTTGATTGCTTATACCTTGTTGCGCAGCCCTGTCAGCCCTTGACTCTTCGCGCTGAAGAGCCTGGGAGTTCATCGAGGTTAGACGCTCCATCGCTTTATTCAGAGCATCCTCATCCATGTTTGCAAAACTACGCTCTAACTGGTTGGCAAACGGACGAATAGAAGGGTGAATAACGCCACCCTGAATCAATGGGGTAAATGGGTTTTCTGTTGTCCCCGTTTGCTGCGTTGGGGCCATAATTGTTTTGGTGTTACCTGCAAAATCGGTAACAACAAGGCTCTCGCCTTTCTTAACCGTTGTCGCCTTTGACGCTCCAGCAACAGGCTTAAACGTTCCATCTGGCTGACGTTCGTATATAACGCCACCAGACTCCCTAACCTCTGGTTGCATCGCGCCTTGAATGGTTTTTGCTGCGGTTAAGGCTTTGTCAATAGGAACGCCTTTAGATACAGCAGCGGAAAGCAGTCGCTCAACATCTAACCTTGGAGCGCCCATCGTGCGTTCTTCTACCGAAGGAGTCTGCATTTCCATTTGCTCAAGGTCTGATAGAGGGCGCTGCTGAACCGTAACTGGGCGAACAATGCCTGAGCGAAGAACCTCTGGTAGGTTAGTTTCTGCCTGCATTTGTCTTTGCATTTGCTGCAATTGCAAGCCAGTAACGCGATCCTGCACCGCTTGCTGCATAGCACCGCGGTAGGCTTGCTGGCCTGCCATCAGACCTTGGCCGATGATCTGACCGATGTTTTGTTTCTGCGCTGACGGTCCAGAAGCCATAAGCAGCCCGATACCAGCGCCTAACAAGCCTTGGTTCTGCGCCTCTCTGCGAAGCCTCTCAGCGTCCTCTGCCCCCATGAGTTGCCCCATGTAAGAGGGTTGGCTTCCAAACAATCGAGCTAAGTATTCGTCCATACCATCCTCACAGCAATGAGATGCGCTTGCGCTGTACGGGTTGAGCCATCAAGGAGCCAAAGTCTGCTACCTGTACCTGCTGGCCTCGCTTTATGCCTGGTGGAGGTGGAGCCTGTGGAGCAGACTGTTGCATGAGACTTAATCCCTGCATACCCATCCTCGCGGTCGCTGGCGTTCCAGACGAAAACAAAGCCTTGGCTAGTGGACCACCAGCACCGGCAGATGTTGCAGATTGACCCGTTGCCATTAACCCAGGCAGGCCAAACTCACCTGTTTGCGCTGCGAGCATAGCCGCTTGTTGAGAGCCCATCGTCATACCAGGCAGGGAGCCATAAGCTGCCGATAAAAATGGATTGGCCGCTCCTGTTGCTGCCGCCGCTGTTTGTGCCGCACTAGCCGCTGCCGCCGCTTCTGCCGCTGTTGCAGCCGCTGCCGCTGCGCCCTCAGCCGCTGTTGCTGCTCCAATAACCTCAGCCGCAATAATTGGCTCAGCGCCGCTCATGCTAACAATGCCTTTCCTGCGAGGGCTGTGCCTAAGATGCCAGCAAGCGGATTAGAGTAACTAGGCTGTACGGTCTGCATACCTTGCGGAGCGCCAAACGATGACGATAAGAAGGATTGCAGCGCAGCGTAGGGAGCCTGTTGTTGGTAGTTAAACCTCTGGATTGCGTCTTGCAGGGCAGCTTGTTGGTAGCCCTCTGCCGCCTGGCCGACTTGTGCGAGTTGAGCAATGTCTGTGTAGTCCTGAGCAGCCAAACCTGGAGCGGCACCAATCGCCGCTTGTTGTCTCGCTCTCTCGGCCTCGTAAAGGTCAAGACCCATACCCAAAGCCTGCTGCTGCCTTCCACGTTCAGCCTCGTAGCCGGAATAACCTAGCTGCGCCGCTTGGTTAGCAAGAGCGTTAGCAAGAGCACCCTGAGCCCTTTGCTCTTGGGACATAAGCGCTTCGTTGGTTCCGTACCTTCCGGCGGCAGACGCTCTCGATCTCATCTGGTTGATTGCGTCTTGGTAGGACGTACTTGCTGCCTGAAAGCCTGGTTGCAAAGCAGCCGTGTAGTAGGGGTTCTGTCCTAAATAACCACCTGCAATCGTGTTCGCAAGGGTTGGAGACGTTGCAGACCCTAGCGTCTCAGCGCGAGACCCGCCTAATGTCGTTGCAAGCTGTTGTTGCGCCAAAGGTACAAGCGGATTGCCCTGCATGGCCCTAGACTGCATGGCCGACAGAGCAGATTGCGTCTGCTGAGACGGTCCTACGTACGTCTGGCCTGTAAAGTATTCGGGAGCGCCAGCCTGGTAGAGACGTTGAGCCTCGCTTAATCCGTACTGAACATACGGACGCATCGTAGGATCAAGTTCTGTCCTGGTTACTGTGTTTGT